CCACTTCTCAAAGGCTTCGCGGATTACCCCCACCCTCACGCCTGCGGGTTGCGCGGGGCCGGAATCCTGTATGCGGGTATTCTCGATAGCGTTTGCAAACCATCCAAGCATTGTCGCATGGTCTGTAGGTGGCCTTATTTGCTCAAAAGCATCCGCCCACTTTCTGGCATCGGTTCCAACGGCGGCAAGAAAATCGCCGCAATTCATGTTTTTGTAATCAGGCTTCGGGCAATCCATCGGCGTGTCGGGGGTCATGGCTTCCATCCTTTTTCTATGCGGTCGGTAACAAGAATATGCAACGTGAACATATCCTTTGGGTCACGGCAGTAATCAATATGATATATCTTTCCTGTCCGCACTCCGCTTTCTGCATTGTATTTTATCAAGTCGCCAATCTTCGGGTACACTGACGAATGAACGCTAACAGAATAGCGGCGGCGTGATTTAAAATCATCATACCAACGGGAAAGCCAAGAGCCGTAGTTTTTCACTTGGCTAAAGGTAAAACCGTGAAGCGCATGACCCCACATTTGTTTGGTAAAGTCTATTGTATCCATCCCCTCATTCCCCTTCTGGCTTTGGCGTGTATATGCAATCCATTATCGAAACATCGAATTTGTCGCACAGAAGAAGCCTTTCTCTGCTGACATAATTCTTTTCAACACTGTGGACGCAAAGCAACAACGCTAAAAAAGCACCGACAACTAATCCTGCTAACTTATCCATCACTCACCCCCCTCATTCCCGCTGTCCTGTGTCTGGGCGGCGTTCAACTGTCTCGCGCATTGCAAGGCTTGGTCGGTCATGTCCGCTAATGACTTTCGTAAAAAATCACGCTCTTGCTCCAATGCTTCACAATATTCAGGGCTTTCATAGCGATTAGGCTGGCTATTCACCTTTGCGGGGCGAGGCGTGAGGGCTGTATTATTCCACGATACAGTTGAATGCTTCATGCGTTCATCCCACTCGACAAAATCGATTGGTTCGTTAAAGTCCTTTAACATCGTCCCGCGCCATCCGTCTGGGTCAAGAATGGTTATACGTGTCTTTCGTTGCCATTCTTCTGGCGTAAACTTCTCCCCCTCCCCCTTCCGCGTGAGAGCGGTGGATAGGGCTTGGCGGATTTCAGACATACCAGAAACAGCATCTAGGGCTAATTTCTGCATTGCTTTGTAAATTTCATCTGGTCGCAGATTTCCTCCGCATCCTTGGTCTTGTGCGGCAATAAGTTTAAACGTGTTTTCAATCTTATTCAGCACATCGGCAAGGTCGGTTTTTTCGGGTAGGGTGGTGTCGGTCATTGTTTAAACCTTTCTATAACTTCTTGTTCTGTAGGTGCGCGGCCCAATTCTTTTTCTAGCTGAACTGCTAAATAACGCGCAGTTTGGGAAGAAAGAATTAACCAATCAGGCCATAAGCGAGTACTTTTTTTGACTTCTGCGAATTGATCTTCTAACCAGCCCATCCCATCAATCCTTCTGCGTTAGTAGTTTCTCCACGTCCAACAAGGCGGCGTTGTAGCCGTGTATGTCGTCCACGCGATCACCAATTAAGGTTCTTGGATATTTCTTGCGCATCTTTTTCACTTGTGCCAACAGGCGGGCGGTGTGGGTGTATTGTGCTTTTGAGTTGTGCGACTTCTCAAGAGACGCGCAGACGATTCCGTCTTCAAGATCGTGGTGATAGGCCCATATCGTCTCAGGCATGTCTTTTTCTCGGCTGTCGGTCATTTCATCTGCCCCTTCTGTCTGCGCACATAGGTTTCATACGAAACAGGCGCGGTTGTAAAACGATTGGCCAATTCCCATTCACGGTAAAAACGTTCATGTTCTTCCTGCGTGATAAAAATATCTGGTTCTTTTATAATTTGTACTGCCATCCCCCATCACTCCTTCATGAAATCGTCGTAGGCTTTTATTGCATCGTCCATTGCTCTGTGCGTATTAAACGGAGCGCGCTTCAAACTTTTCTTTGCCATGACAAGTGCCTCCCCCATTTGCTCCACCATATCGAGAAGGGCGGGGATTTGCTTGCGGGCGGCATAATAAAAGTTAGACGCCGCTTCAGGTACGTATTCCACCCCCGTTTCGTTTTCACCCTCGTAAAAGTCATATGGTTCCTCTGGGGCCTTCAAAGCCAGTTCGCGCAGGGTCATGGGGTTTCTCCAAGGTTGGGCCATTTTTTGATAATCTCGTCAATGCCAGTGTTAATGACCCTCGAAAGACAATTCCCCAAGGGTGAGTTTTGTTTGTTTGCTAAACTTTCCAGCCTTGCGTATGTGCTTTCTGGAATTGATATGGTGAAAGTTCTAATAGGGCAGTCTGTCATCACGCTCTCCATGCTTGGGGTGGGGTTTTCAGGTAGGGCGCAATTATAATCGGATAAGCCGCGCCATTGTCTGAGTAGCTGTAGTAATACATGGTGGATTCCATTATTTTTTCCTCAATGTTGTATAAATCTTTTCCATTTTCGCTATGTCGTAATCAACTTTGAAGTTTATGATTTCGTCATAATCAAGTTTGTCGTACACGCGAATTTCACCAGCAGAATAAATAAGTTGTGAAATCATAACTTTTAATTGGCGTATTTCCTTGGCTTGGCTTTCGATTAAATGCGCCGCCCCTTCGGAAATTTCCTTAGTGTCCCTGCGGTAATCTTCCATGGTTACATAATCAACGTCCCGAATCATTCGAGTTCCCCCGCATATATCGGCGGCAAATACTGCGTGGCATCAACATCATCCTCTAGGGATAGAATGAGATTTACCAGTCCTGCGGCTTGCGCATCTGTGTAGCCATGCCCCTGCAAACTCCTATACTCCTCCATAATCGCCACACTCGCGGCGAAGAACAGCCCGATCATAAATATGCCTTGGGCGAACCAGTGGGGTTTATTTTGCATGTAGCACCTTCATCTGCCAGATCAGCAGCCTTTCTATATTCTTAAAGTCGCCCTGTAATTGCAGGGAGTGGATGATTTGTGGTGTGGTTTTCATCTTTCATACTTCCTTCTAAGGCTCATATAAAGTTGATATTCTTTCTCTTGCTCCGTGTCGTGTTTAGAGAAAGCTTCGGTAATTACGCGGTCAAGCTTCCCTGCCAATTCATCACCAAATGGGCCTTCTGACTTTTTAAACTCAGGGTAGGCTTCATCCAGAACATCCAAGGCGGCGGTTACGGCGGCGTGGATTAAATCCATGCGTTCGCCTTCTTTGATTATTTCGTCTTTCCAAGCTTCGCTTGTCATGGCTATGCTCTCCCTATAATTTCACATTGATAAACAGGGCGGGGCTGCGACCACTTATTTGAAGAAGCCGACAGCTTTTCTGCTTTGATATACAGTTGACCGCGCTTAGAAACTTTTGCCGTTTGTGTGACCTTGGCTGTCTGCGTTCCATTGGAGCCGAAAGTTACTTTGATTTGTTCGCCAATTCTCAATGCCTGAATATCAACAGGCTTTGCGCTTTGGTATTCTTTGATTTTCTGTGTCATGGTCGCCCCCTATGCCTGTGCCGCTTTAATTGCGGCGTTAATCGAAAGAACTTCGGACAACGGCATTGTTTTAAAGCCTGAGTAATAAGGGTCATTTTTTATCGCCGCGACTGCTTTTTCTGCGGTGTCATATTTCAGCGCAAGTTCTGGATAAATTGAAGTGTCCCCACGTTCATAACTTTCATGGGTGGTAAATTTTTGTATAAACGCTCCAAAGTGAGATTGAAAGCAATTCACGTATTGTTCGGGTGTCTGTTTCATAGTGTTTCTCCTTCTATGAATGTACTCTACTCCCTTTCTTACCATTGGCAAGCACTAATTTCAGATATTCTACAAATAATTTCGGGATTTTCCTTTTCCCGTTCAAATACCGCCAGACCGTAACGGGGTCTACGTGGCAGAGTTCCGCCGATTGTATGTAGTCAAGGTCATGCTTTATTAGTAAAGCCTCAAGTTGCTTGGGTGAAAAGGGTTTTTCTTTCATATTAACTCTTTCTCATATTCGGTTTAATCGGTTCAAACCCCACCCACACCCCGCGCTCGTTCAATATGGAGCGCATACAGGGGGTTGTGTCGTTGGCGGCGGTTAGGTCTATGGCGTAGCAGCTAATTACATTTGCGTAGGTCATTGTGAGCACTCCACATATCTGTCGAGTCTTGCGTTCTTGCTATGTATGTCGTATGCGCCAAGCGCAAGCATTCCAAGCATTATAACAACTATAGCCCCTGCGATAAAATTCATTTGCCTATCCATTAATCACCTCATATCCAGTGTTGTCTGCGTTTTTTCTAATCAAGCCCGAATCAATAGCCAAAAGGCACGCTGCTACTTTTTGATTTTGCTCATAATCCATGGGGCTTCCAAACCCCGCCAATGTAACGGAAAGCCAGAACGTATCTCTTGATGCTTCATCAAATTCATCATAAGAACATTTTCCACCTAGTTTTTTAACTAATTCGAACGCCATTTTAGCGGCCATAGCTTGGATTCTTTTCCCTGTATCTTCGCTCATACGTATTTCCTATTCTGCTTGTCCCATTTCATTTTTCGCACAGACATTTCCCAAGGTTTTTTAACTTCGGTGTATCCGAATTGTGTTACCCGCTCATAGCCGCATTCTGCACAAGTATATACGGCGCACTTACCGTCAAAATAATGCGTGGTTCCAAGGTCGGTCATTACATGGCCCCTGTCCTCGCTTGGTCTGTATTCCTCGTAAACAGAGAACCAGTCGTGAAACCCAAACAGGCATTTAATCTGTCTCATCGTCTTGCCCCCCATCCTATCCAAGGCACAAATACGCTATACATCCAAACGTCCTTAAGCTTGCGTGTAATCTTCACATCAAGCGGCGACCCCGCAAAACCTTCCGTGTATCGGTTGTAGGTTAGTTCGGATAGGTGATCGTCTATTCGTTCGAGCATGGGATGTCCTTCAAATTTCTATATTCTACTTCTACAAACGTGTATTCATTGGCTGCAATGTACGTCAATTTGCGCTCTACTTTTTCAAGCCAAACATATTCTTTCCCAATCCATACTGGCCGCCATGCAAACCATGTGTGCCACGATTCCTTTGGATTGACATATGGCTCTGGTTTCCATCTCATTCCAATTCACTCCACACATCGGGGGCGGCTCGTACAATGCATCTCCAAACATGCTCTACATCGTATTTATTTATTTCTGATGGGCTATATAATCCATCCGTAACGGATTCCATTGGCTCTACAGGAATACAGACATACTTCCCATCCTGTATGGCTGACGCGAGGCGAAGGGCCTTGATAATCGCAAGCTTGTCTACGTTCTGCATGGCGTCAACCGTCATGCCTGTATCGTCGGCGTCACTGAATGCGTGGCGGGCTGTTTTAAAATCGTGTGTCATGGGGTGTCCTTTGGCTCTGGTATGTCCATATACTGGTCGCACTCCCTATAACCCATCATTCGATCAAATGAATTAACTCTAGGTAGCTTTATGTTTCTGCCTGCGCTTTCTGGTTTATAAGAATACACCCGTACAAATCCTTTCGGAACATTTTTTGAGGCGTTCTCTATTGGGTTCCAGTCCGTCATTCCTTCGTCTCCGTGGGGTTGGTGAGCGAGTTATCAATCAGTTGCATGTCCCACTCCGCTCCCGCACAAAGAGGGAAGTCACTCAGGATTTCAAACCCTCGCTTGTCCGTGAAAACATCTTCCACGTCCCTGTAGCGTTTCAAAAACTCGGTAATGTTGTCTGCTAGTTGTTTTAATTCCATATCCATCTATCCTTGTTTGTTGGTGGGGTTAAAATTTAAGCGGGTGTCCGAACATGCGAGTAAGCGCAGATTCCGTCCCGTACATTTTCAGCAATACTTCCTTGATCGAAGGCTCTTGCAGTATTTTAAATTGTTCTTCCATCCCATCATCCTTCATTCGCGGGGGTTGCTTTGGCGAGGGCGGCACGTGCTTTTTGCACAGCGTTTACATGAGCGTCACCAGCTTCTTCAGGTATTCCAACGCCAACATACTGCTGGAAACCTAACAAGTCTTCCAAAGCCTCAAGCAAAGATGGGGCGTCAATATCAGTCATTGCAGCAACGTAACCAAGGTAAGTCATTTTACGGGCGGGACCGTTCTTATATCCTTTGCGATCACAGTACGCTCTTGCCATATCGTCTACAGCTTGCCAGTGAATTGGTCCCTTAGTATGTGTCATGCTCTCTCCTCCTATTGTTCCCCACAATACCACAATGGTTGCCGTTGGCAAGGGGGTTATAGAATTATTTTGCTTTTTTCTTTATCACGCCCGTAAGCGGCTATTAAAAAGGACTCTGCGCGGTTGTGGTGCTTTTTCAAATCCCAATTATGCTTGAATTGCGGAAATTGTTGTCCCGCCAGTTGCCTAGCTCCGTCCTTGTCCGCAGGGCACTTGTAATAAGCTTTCCATTCTTGTGGGCGGATATATACCAGCGGCACGGAGCAAGCCATTACAGCCATTTCTATGCGCCCTAACGTGCGCCCCATGTTAAACATGGAGGTCACGCCCTGCTTAGGCATTGCATTAACATTCTCTAAATAAGCAATGTCTGGTTTTTGAGAGCGAATGATTTCCAGCAGCTTATGGCAATCCACGGTTTTCTTTTTCTTCCCGTTTGTCGTTATTTCAAATACGGGAATGTCAAAGAGAATGGCTTCCACTCCATCATAAAACGCCAAGCTGCCTGTTAAGCCGGAGTCGATGCCGAGGATGGTTTTCATTCTGAATCCTTTACGGGAACCACAATATAAGAGGATATTTTCTTTGCCGCTATCGCGTATATTCTCGTCATAAAAGCATAGTAATCATGCGCGGCCTTTTCAGTTTCAAAAACTCTTTTAGGATATTGTGTTTTGCCGTTTTTATAAAAAACAATTAGCTTCCACTTTTTAGGTGGTTTTGTATTTTTATCTTTTATTTCCAAATCTTCTTGAAACAATTTAGCCTCCAAAAGTGACGGGCGGAGCGCAAACCCCGCCCTACACACTTCTATTAGAACTCTGACACGCTGTTTTGCACAGGTGCCGCTTGCGGGGCTGGCTGGTTAGCCACACCACCAAACTCCGCAGGGCGTGGAATCCATTTCAGGATTTTTAATTCAGGGCGGTAGTTTGTCCCGAATTTATCCTTCATTGGTGTTGCGCCTACAGCCTGAACAACTGGCAACATGCCTTTATTTGCATCACGTTCTTTTTCGTATTGCTCATAAAGATCATTAATTGCGCTGCAAGTGTGCATAGAAGCCGCAGACATTACAACCACGCCGCCAAATGCTGCTTGGCTAAACAACTCCATTTCAAAGCCGCGCTTGTGTGCGTCAGATGGTTTTGGCGCAGGTGTTTGTAAGTTTGCGTCATAGACAATATTTGGTGCTTGCCCCTCAAGGAACAAAAACCAACCAGTTTTTATCCCTTCAAAATCCGCAACAAAAGTAGGGTTTGTCACTTCCTGCTCGGCATCGTCTTTTTTGACGTACCAACGTCCGCTTTTTGCGTTGTATTTGCAGTAAGGTTTAAATTCACCAGATGATACAATATTAAGTCCCATTAGAGTTTCTCCTTTAAGAGTTAGACATTCTCAACTACAGCGCAGTTGACACGCATTTCGGCACTTGCCGGAATTTTGTTACCTTTTTTCAAATTACAGGTCGGGCAAAGAATTTGAATATTTTCAGCCGCATTTTTGCCACCCTTAGAAATAGGATAAATGTGGTCTACATGATATTTTACAGATACGTCTATCAAGCATATATTACACAATTCGTTTTGCGCTTTCTTGATCCTATCAATGTCTTCCTTGCTATATTGCCCCTCTGAGTTAAAAATTCTTGCCCTTCTTTTTGCGGTATTGGCTCTAACTTTATCTGGATTATTGCGAGCGTATGTTCGTGCGTTTTCTCTGACCTTTTCTATATTTTTTTCTCGCCAATTTTTATAATTGGAATTTATTTTTTCTCTGTTATTTTTTGCGTATTTTTTCATTAGAGACAATGCACTTTCTCTATTATTTTTATACCAGTTTTTGTAGCTTTCCTTATACAGCGCAGAGTGTTCTTTTTTGTATTGTAAATAGCAATCCACGCACATTGATTTTGCCGCGCATCGTTTTGATAAATGACCACGCTTGCACGGAATGCCTGTGAAATAATATCTTTCACCTAGTTCTTTTGCCTCTTTTCTGCTTTTCGGAATTTCCATCATATACCGTAAAATTTAAAAAGCGCGGCTTCTTCACCGTTCCAATAAAAGCTTGACGCATTGACGGGGACAAAGGCGCGAAGCATTTCCGCATCCCCTAATTTCAAAAACTTTTCCATGCGGTTCAAAATCGCCTTGCATTGGCGCAGGGATTCGCCCTCGTCATGGTTCTCCAAAAGGCTTGCTTTTTTAGGCGACACGTAAAGGAACTTCACCCCGACATTGCCCTTGGCCTTGGAATAGATGGCCTGTTGCCGCCTGTGACCATCCGACATGGTAGAAGGGATTCTAAGCGTGGTTTTAAGGTCTATGACCAAGCCAAGCTTGGGATACATAAAATCCAGATAACCTATCACGGGCAATTCCCATCCCTCGCCTTTACAGGTCAATTCAATTTTGAATTGTTCCTCCCCATCAAAGCTTGGTACGCCATACTGCTTTAATTCGGCATAGGCAATTTCAGCCATGGCGCGAATGTCGGAAACCCGTTCACGGTCTTTTTCAGATACGCCAAGCGCGTTGGATTTGTTAAATTCCTTTTCGGCTTGTGCTATGGCTTCGTCCAGCGTCATGCGCTCCAGTAGGGCGTTGGCGACAACCTTCTCCACAAGCACCCCGATTTGCGGGGCAACCCCAAACTTGAACTTGTGGCCGAAGCGATACTTTGCCAGCCACGCACCCGCGCAGTCCGCAAACATATTGAGCGAGGACGGGGACATATGATCTATGTTGTGGAGTTGCCAGCCGTTCATAGCATTTTCTCCAACTTATATTCCAGATCGTATTCAGAGCCTACGGTAGATGATGCAACGGTGCCGTCTTCTCTATGAGAATAAAGAACTCCACCGTTAATCATGTGATAGACACCCATTCCGCAATTAATAGCCTTCCAGCCACCTTTGGTTAAGAACAATTCGCCCAATTCGAAGGTCAGCATTATTCAGTCCTCATATTCGGGGGAACAAAACTTTTGCTGGTATAGAGTTTTACAAGAAAGCGAATAAACTCGGCATTCGTTCGTATGCCCGATTTTTCTTTGCCTTCTTCAAAACTATCCACTTCCATTCCCTCTAAGCGGACATTCAAAATTAATTCTTTAGTGGTCATTCTTATGCAATCCTTGTGCAATTCGTTGTTGACTTGCATAAGATAAGCGCATTATCATCCGTAAGTCAAACACTAAATTTCAGGAAAATCTATGATGAGTGAAAAAGTCGAAAATCTCCCAACGGCCAATAAACAGATCGTTAAGCAGATGTTCGATTTCCTTTATGGCGACATGGAAGATTACCGTGATGGGCGCATAGAAGTGGCTTTCGGGAACAATCCCGTTGATAACACCCCCAACGCCGCCAATAACTTTGTTTTCGACAATATCCAAGAGGCAGTTGATTTTGCCGTTCAAAAGAACAGCGAAAAACGCAATGTCTATATTGTGGGCTCCATGCTTGACCCGAACACGATTCCTTTCGGGCGTTCCAGTGATAAGGATTTTTACGCCTCCAACGTGGTCTGGTGCGATATTGACAAAGACGTTGATGTTGTCGAATTAAAGAAAAAATACGCCCATTGCCCTCCGTCTTTGGTGGTGGTTACGGCCCGCCAACCCAATGTCCGCATTCATTTGTGGTGGAAACTAAACGAGGCCATTACAGACGCGGCCACGCTCAAGGAAATCCTTACGGGGCTGCAAGAACACCTTGGCGGCGATCCTGCCGTAAAGAACCCTACAAGCCTTATGCGTCTTGGGGGGCTTATCAACTGGCAAACCCCGAAAAAGTTAGGTGAGGGGCGCGTGGTTGAATTTATCGAGGTTACAACCCCCACAAATGCCCGTCTGGCAAGTATAGAGGAACTGCTGGCCGCTTACCCTACACAAAACTTTGCCGACATAGACGCGGAATACACCCATAAGGTTGATGATTCGGTTTATGAATATAAGAAAACTGGAATATTAAATGATGTCATTGTGGATGGGCGTGAACAATATATGCACAAATTGCTCACGGCTTGCATTGCCAACCTTACGGCGGATAAAGGCGACTGGCCGAGTCCTGCCGAAGTCTTTGATGAAGCGTGGCCTACCTACATAGCAAAAGTTGGCACAAGGGGCGGCAAATCGCTTGAACAAGACGGGCGCGGCCAAAAGGCTATGCGCCAAAAGATTGCCACTAAATTGCGGGCATTTAAAGGTGGTAGGGTTGCGGGGGCCAGAACCATAGAAGAAGTCAAGGCAACCCGAAAACCCAAAGACGTGATACTTTCCCCAAAACCAGCCGTTCAAGAACAGGTAAACCCCGAAACGGGTGAAATCGGGCGGTTATACTATATCAACGCCCCTGACATTGTTTTTGAACCAGACACGCAGGATTTTGTGCAAGGCACCTTAACCAAGGGCGCAATGTCGGTTGTTTACGGCGAATCCAACTGCGGGAAAACCTTTTTTATGTCAGACCTTGCCTTTCATATCGTGCAGGGCAAGGAATGGAACGGGAAGCGGGTGGACAAGGGCAATGTGCTTTATGTCTGTATGGAGGGCGCATTCGGACTTAAAAACCGTATTACAGCCTATCGCAAGGAATACGGTGTTGATCTAAACGGCTTTCTTATTATGCCCTGCCCCGTTGATTTTACGGCAGAGCAGGACGGGGACATTAAGGAATTATTAGCCCTTTTGGAACAAGCCAAAAATGCCCTTGGGGAAATCAGCTTGATCGTTATAGACACGCTGGCACGGGCTGTCGCTGGCGGGGATGAAAACAGCGGGCAGGATATGGGTACGCTGGTTAGAAAATCGGATGTTATCAGGTCTTACACAGGGGCGCATATTTGCTTTATCCACCACTCAGGGAAGGACAAAGCAAAAGGCGCACGAGGACACTCAAGCTTACGCGCCGCAGTTGATACGGAAATAGAGATTAGCCGCATGGAAGGGGCAGATTATTCGTCTGTTAAGGTCGCCAAGCAACGCGATATGGAGCGCGGCGAAGATTCCCAATTCAAATTAAAGATGATTGAATTAGGCAAAAACAGACATGGGGAAGCTATAACTTCCTGTGTGGTTGAGCCTTACGATCTTAAAAACGATATGGTTGAGCGCATAGAAAAGAAGATAAAATCAGGGAAAACCAAGACAGCTTTTGATGCGCTTATAGAGTGCGTCGATGATAAAGGAGCAATTAAAAACAACCCTGATTTGCCCCGTGTTAAGGTCGTTATGGAGGATGATTTTAAAGAATATTTAACCAAGCGTGGCATACTTTCGGATAATCCTAACTCTGCCAAGACGCAATATAATAGGATAAGAATTGACCTTATTGAAAATGATTTGCTGATATTTAGAGACGGTTATATGTGGCCGAAACCGTGATTTTTATTTTCGTAATGTATTAAGAAATGGTAACAAAAGCCGTGTTTCTTGAGGCGTCAAAATAACATGGGACGGTAACACGGGTAACAAAAACGGTAACATGAAAACGTGAACAAAATCAAAGCGGTAACAAAATGGTAACAAGCAAGAAACACAAAAACGGTAAAAGGTAACACGGTAACACCCCCTATATAGTAAGGGTGTTACCTGTTGTTACCCGCGATTGGAGAAACATGAGAAATATAATTAAGGAAAATAAGAAAGCGTGGCCTATGACAGACAATTCAACGGCGATTGAGTATTCCATAAATCAATGGCTCGACAAGCTGGACACCAAGGCATGTGAAGTGGAATCGCGGTGGGGCGTTTCGCGTTTGGAGAGACTGGTCAGTTTTGACATGGCGCAAAAGTGGAAGCGGCAAACCGAGAAATTGAACAAGGCGATTTTGGAAAATGATTTGTTTTTAATTCCTGAGTTGGTGAATGGCACGATCAAGGGTTACGAGGCCATGGAGGCCGATGCTGTTGCCCAAGGACACAAACCGCATGATGCACCCTTGGCGTGGACGGTAGGGCTTCCCAGCGGCAAGACGCTGGCAATCGTTCGGCACCCCAAGGACGCCAGTTTGGTGAATGACCTGAAACGGGACCATGGTGATGTGGTTGTGTGGACTATAGATGAAATCGCTAATATTATTGAAAAGGAATATACCTTGGTGAATGTCGTGGCCGCGAAACCAAAAACTATGGAAGACAAAGCGTTTGATTTTACCAAGGGCGATGAGTTGCCAGATGAGTTCAAATGACAATTGCCCTCCCCCCGCAAATGGGGTAGGGTGGGGGTATCAACATCAACAAAAGGATTAACATGATTATTAAATATTACACTTCCGATCTAAGAACCGTTATCATTGATGGTGTATCTGACGTTCACATCAATTCAAATCCCGCATTCGGTGACTTTGCGCTAAAACCTTGGCAGGTGTTTAAGTTTGACGAGCCAGAAAATTGCGCTCCAACTCCCAGACCATCTAAAGTCATAACATACGCAAAAGATGGTCCATGCGTTTTGTATGTTTATAACATTGCTTACGTTTGCAATGACGATGGAAAAACCATTGAAAAGGTCGGCGCGGGGATATAGTATAACTCTACCACGCTATTTCTTTTTCTTACCAGCGTTTGGCGGACACGATAAAAACCGCCGCTTAAGTTTCTCTTGCGAAGAAAGACTAACCCCCCAACGTCAGGGTTCCATGGCGTGACTGCCGTGAAAGTGCGGTGCCTTTCTTGTGATGCCCTGCCTTACGCCTCGGCGTTGGGATGCTAGCACAGGGTATCACTGGACAGGTAAGCCGCTTGACATAGGCTGGGATGAGACGATCAACCGATGAGGTGTCCCGCGAGAAACTTCCAGCATGGGTTAGTCGCCATGTTATCTGTCCGTCTTTCCCTGCACCTTGGGCTTCGATCTCCCTTGGTCAAACGAGGGTTAAGCCCAACGGGGCTGACAGGGTGCAGGGATGGGCGGGTGCGTTGCCAGAGTGGTCTAATGGGTTAAAGGCGCAAGTAATGCTTGCACGGGCGGTTCAAATCCCCCACGCACCTAGTCCAAACAACGCAATAATATTACAAAAATACTTATTGACCCATTAGGACATTTGGCCCTATAGTTAGTCATCAACAAGGGGCAACGCCCCGCCACACAGGAGATTGAAATGACCAAAGAACAAACCCTCAGAGTTTACCAAGCCCTCGCAGAAACGGGCGAAAGACTTGCTAAAATTTCCACCCGCAAAACCTTTGACGTTTACCAAGAGCGCGAGAAAATGGAAGAAATGGTTTTTTTGCAAGAACACATGAGCAAACTTTTGGATATGGTGGAGGCGTAGTCATGACACACAAGGAACTCACAGCACATATCCGCAACCGCATTAAGGCCGCTGGCATCAAAGCTAAGGTTAGAATGATAGACGGCAACGCAGGCGCAAAGGTTATTCAGGTTAATGTTCCCGAATACGGTATGGAGTTTTCCCACGCCGAACAGCGCGAAATCCGCCTGATCGCCCAAGTTAACAAATTAACCTTAGTTCGCGGTATGGAAATTGACTTGGACCGCATGACCGATCCTCATTCGTTTGATTTTTACATGAGGGCCGCATGACACCCGATCAAATCAGACAAGTGCGCCGCGCTCTAGGGCTCTCACAGGCCGAACTCGCAAAGGTGTTGAGAATGTCACCCGATTCAGGTAGAACTATCAGACGGTGGGAAAGCGGGGAAACGCCCATAACTGGCCCAGCTTCGCTTGCATTGGAAATGCTCGCAGAAAAAACGGCCCAATGTTCACGCCCAATTCCATAATTTAACCACGGAGAGAGTGATGGAAGAATCCAGATACGAAGCATTAGATCGGTTTGTTTGGAGAACCCTTTACGCTGTTTGGGCACTTTTGGCTTTTTCGCTCGGATTGATTATTTACATGGTTCTTTAAAATGCTTACGATTGAACACATAGACCAAGCGCGGTCATATTTCATAGAATCCGAATTAAAAACTTGCGATCCATGGGTTAGACATTTATGGAATTTAGGATGGCTTTCGGATTGTTTTGTGCATAGTAAGTTTGGAGACAAGATAGGTTGGATAAAATAAACCCCTCACTTCGGGGTCAGGGGAAACCAGCGAAGCAAGGGGCTTGAGTTTGCGGTAAAGGAACAACGCTTCCAATGAACAACAAAACACAAAGTTCCTTGACTAACTAATTTCTTTAGTAGATTATTATAGAAATGGCTGGAAAACCCAAAGGATTGCCCAAGTCGGGCGGAAGAGTTGCAGGCGTAGCAAACAAAGTTACCGTCGAAGCCAAGGCTGCTATCGAGGAAGCTTTCAAGCGCATAGGCGATATTGATGCACTCGCAACATGGGCCGCTTCCAACCCTACGGATTTTTATAAACACGTATGGATCAAGATACTCCCGCTTTCAATTGCAGCCACAGTCGAGCATAGATATGCCATGAGGCTTCCGCAGCCCGTACAGAAGGCCGAGGAATGGGCGAAGTCCAACCAAGCGACAATCAACTAACCATCGTTTGGGAGCCACAGGAAGGCCCGCAAACGGCTTTAATCACTTGTCCCGTGTTCGAGGTGTTCTTTGGCGGGTCAAGGGGCGGTGGAAAAACCGATGGCATGTTGGGCGAATGGGTAAGCCATGCGGATTTGTATGGAAAAGACGCCATAGGGCTTATGGTTCGCAGAACAAGAACCGAATTATCGGAAACAATCGAACGATCAAAGACGCTTTATCTCCCCTTGGGATGGAAGTGGCACGAGCAAGACAAATACTGGCGTGCGCCAAACAACGCCCGTTTGAAATTCGCATATCTGGAAAATGACGCGGATGCCGATTCATACCAAGGCCACGCCTACACCCGTGTTTACGTAGAGGAAATCGGTAACTTTCCCCGCGAGGCACCTGTTTTAAAACTCATGGCCTCTTTGCGTTCGGCTGCTGGCGTTCCTACGGGCTTCAGGGCAACAGGCAACCCAGGCGGTGTTGGACACCAATGGGTTAAGGCGAGATACATTGACCACGCTCCGCAAGGCTGGGTGGTTACAACGCACAAATATCTTAACCCGTTCACGAAAGAATATGTTTCACGCGACAGGGTGTTTATCCCATCACGCCTGACGGACAACCAACTATTGCTCCACGGCGATCCAAACTATGTGGCAAACCTTCAAATGCAGGCTTCTCCAGAACTGGTTAGGGCATGGCTTGAGGGTGATTGGAATATAGTCGCAGGCGCGGCTTTCGAGAAGCTTTCAACCGACAAGCACATGATTCGCCCCTTCGATATTCCCAAATGGTGGACTAGGTTCACCTGTATAGATTGGGGAACTGCAAGACCGTATTCAAACGGTTGGTATGCCGTGGCGGATGAAGATGTGATTTTAAAAGGCCGCAATGGTGAGCCAGACAGGTTCATAGCCAAAAACTCTATCATTCGTTACCGTGAATTGTATGGGTGGAACGGCAAGGCCAACGAGGGGTGCAGGGAGGAAAGTTGGCAAGTCGCAGCCAAGATATTGGAGATGGAGGGCGCGGAATGCAAAACCATAAACGGAGAGCCTACAGTTATCCCCAAGGATGGGATGGAACAAGAGAAGATTGATTACCGCATAGGCGATTCCGCAATGTGGGCAGAGCATGACGGGCCTAGCGTTGAAGAGAATTTTAGAAAGAACGGGATAGTTTTGGAGCGTTCGAGAAAAGACCGTGTTGCCAACTATCTTGAAATACGTAATAGAATTTCAAACCATGACGAGCAAGAGCCATCGCTGTATGTCACTTCGAATTGTACCCATTGGTGGAGAACCGTCCCGTCATTGCAGCTTGACGCAAAGAACCCCGAGAAGGGATGGGATTCCAACATGGAAGATCACGCGGCAGATGAAACTGGCTATGCCCTTGTCTCCCGCCCCATGACATGGACCAAGACTGCCCGCACGAACTACGATTACGAAGAGGCAAGGGATAAGGCTTTTGAGGCCGAACGGGGGAAGAGTGGAAGTCGCTATTGACATAGGATTAAATTCAGGCAATATGATCGGGATTGACAAGGGGAATTGATGAGATACGACCAGATTTTAAAACTGATTGATTTGTTCAAGCCTAGAGTGATTGTGGAGATTGGAACGTGGAATGGTGAGAATGCCATTCGGATGATTAAGACCGCGCAAAAGCATAGAACGCACATAGAATACTACGGTTATGATTTATTCGAAGAAGCCACGGCTGAGACAGATCAAACCGAGTTCAATGTTAAGCCCCATAATCACGAGCATAAAGTCCGCGCCAAGATACTTGAGAACTGCCCTAATACGTTCGTATCTTTAATAAAAGGCAACACACGCGAAACCTTAAAACAAACCCCGCCACACGGGGATTTTTGCTATATAGACGGTGGGCATTCCCTTGAGACCATCGCAAGCGATTACCATTACTCTTCCCATATACCGATCATCGTGTTTGATGATTACTACATTCCTGATGACAAAGGGGTCTGTCCAGACCTATCGCTCGTGGGCTGTAACCGTCTTGTATCGGGGTTGACGGGCTGCGCGGTTCTGCCTGATGCCGACCCGATCAAGGGCGGAGGGTTAACGCAGTTGGTGGTGAGGGTATGAAACGATATGTGATGGTAAGTGGAGGTTTTGACAATTATCACGCGGGCCATGCGGATTACATTAAGGGCGCACATGAGCATGGTGAAGTGATTGTTATTCTCAATTCGGATGAATGGCTCAAGCGTAAAAAGGGCTATGTGTTTATGGACTTTGAATCCCGCAAACGGGTAATGCAATCTATCAAAGGCGTGGTTGATGTTGTTTCCGTAGACGATACTGATGGGACAGTGGTTAAGGCTATTCAAACAATCAAGGCAGAAAATACTCGCGCCAAGCTATATTTCGCCAAAGGCGGCGACCGTGGCCCCGACAATACCCCCGAAGCGGAATGGTGTGCTCATTTGGGGATTGAGATGATTTATAATTGCGGCGGGGGTAAGACACAATCTTCAAGCGAATTGGTAAGGGGCGCGAGTGAAATTCTGGCACACGGATAATATAATTTCCCGTACAGTCGCAGGGGCCTTTCGGCAATCAGGCGTGGAAGTGGATCATATCGATAACTTCACTCCCCAGCCTTCGATTTTTTACGGAATACATAGAGGCTGCGGCAATGCCATGCATTCATGCAAGCATACGGGCCATGACTATTATTATCTCGACAACGGATACTTTGACGCGGAATATGTAGACAGGTCGGGTAAAAAGGATTTGTCGGGAACATACCGCATTGTCAAGAACGGGATGCACGAGAAATATAAGGGGCCTTCCTTTCCCCTTGTTCCCAATACGATCATGGAAAAAGCCCTTCTCATTCCTCCGTCCCCTTATTCAGCTTACTTCCACAACACAACGCCCGAAGACTTCATTCAAACCATCGGCTATTGGTTTCCTGATTTGGAATTTACCGTCAGGACAAAAGCCTCCGATGTTGACATTGAATCCGATATTATGAAACATCATGTCGTCATGGCGTTTAATTCCATGGCGGTGATAAAGGCGGTTGAATTGGGTAAGCCTGTACTTGATACCAAGGGTGTGTTTCAACATGGCGTGGCACGGTATAAAATCCAAGACATTCACGATTTTTATAAAAACAAGCAATTTACATTAAACCAAATAGCGGGGGGCGAATGGACAAAATCAATGTCTACGTAGGTTTCGATTCAAGAGAAAAAATAGCCTATGACGTTTGCAAATATTCCATTGAACACCACACATTCAAAAAGCCCAAAATTATCCCACTCATCCATACGGAACTAAGAAAGCAAGGATATTTTGCAAGACCGTGGCTTACGGAGGCCGCAACGGGCAATAGATTGGATTTGATTGACGGTAGACCGTTTTCCACCGAGTTTTCACATACGCGCTTTCTGGTCCCCGCTTTGATGAAGTACAAAGGCTGGGCGTTGTTTATGGACTGCGATATGATTTTTACGGATGACATAAAAGACTTATTCGCGCTGTGTGATGACAAGTATGCGGTGATGGTTGTAAAGCACAACCACAAGCCCAAAAACTCGGAGAAGATGGACGGGCAGCAACAAACCCAATATTACCGCAAGAACTGGAGCAGCTTTATTCTTTGGAACTGCGGGCATGAATTGAACAGGCAAATCACGCCCGAGTTGGTCAATACCAAGCCAGGTTCTTGGCTGCATAAGTTCGAATGGCTTCCCGATATGTATATAGGCGCGCTCCCCATGTCCTATAACTGGATTGAGGATTCATCCCCCGCTTCCGATCTTCCATCATGTATCCACTACACTAACGGAGGCCCGTGGTTTAACGGCTATAAGGATGTTATGTATGCCGATGAATGGTGGAAATATTACACGAGATTCGTAGAGAGTGCTTCGCCTGATACGATTGTTGACACCGTGGCGGTGAAATATGAATAGTGCTTTAATCACTGGTATAGCAGGGCAGGATGGAAAATATTTATCCGACTTGCTGCTTTCCAAGGGCTATGACGTTATAGGTTTAACAAAACCACGCACGTCTATCAAGCATCTTGATCCGCGTATACAAATTGAAGTCGGTGATATAACCGATGCTTCCAATGTATCTGAAATCATAAACAGACACAGACCCGATGAGGTTTACAACCTTGCAGCCCAGACCCATGTGGGCGATTCCTTTAAAATCCCGCAAGAGACTTGCGCGGTAAATTATACGGGTTATCTCAACGTCCTCTTGTCGGCCCGCGCTATCGTTCCCCGTGCGAAGATTTATCAAGCAGGAACATCCGAAATGTACGGCTATTCAAAGGGCGTATTAAATGAAAAAACACCGTTCCAACCCATGTCACCGTACGCCATCTCCAAAGTCGCTGCATTCTGGGCGGGGGTTAACGCACGTTACGAAGCCAATCAATTTGTCTGTAACGGAATCCTCTTTAACCATGAGTCCCCTTATCGTCACCCATCCTTTGTCACCCGCAAAATCACTATGGCAGTCTCTAAAAGAGAGGTACTGGAATTAGGCAATCTCGATTCCATGAGGGATTGGGGCCACGCCAAAGACTACGTGCGCGGTATGTGGATGATGCTACAGAGGGACAAGCCCGATGATTATGTGTTGGCGACTGGCGAATCTTATAGCGTCCGTGATTTTCTACGGATGGCTTATGAAGCAATGGGTAAAGAAATTACATTCGAAGGCGAGGGTTTGGATGAAATAGGCTTGGTAGATGGCAAGGTTATGGCTAAGGTGAATAAAGCCTTTTATAGACCAAATGAATTGGGATATTTAAAGGGTGACTTTTCCAAGGCCAAAGCCATACTTGGCTGGCGTCCCACCATTGGTATTAAACAACTAGTTGAAGAGATGATTGAGAATGACCGTTAAGATAGCTGTATGCACTACTTTCCCCACGCACTATTGGGATATTTGCGCCGAAGAAATGGTGCGTTCGTTTAATGATTACTGGCCCGAAGAATGCACTTTGTTCATTGGTTTGGACCAACTGCCAGAAGGGGAATATAACGAGCTTTACGCCAAGATAGAGAAGGCCTCTAAAGCAGGGCGGGAATATTTCGTATCCAATAATTTCTCCCCAGAACAGCAGAAATTCTTGGAGAATACCAAGGATGATCTAAGCAAACCTTATCGCTTCCACGCCGCAAGATTTTCCTACAAGGTATTTGCTTTGCAGCAAGTGGCACAACACGCCTCGCAAGAGGGGTATGATTATCTTATCTGGCTTGATGCGGACGTAATAACGAAGAAAGCGATTCCTTTGGAAAAGCTGATAGAGTGGTTGCCTGATGAGGGAGATGTTATTTCATATATGGGCCGCAAAGACGCTCCGCATAGCGAGTGCGGTTTTGTCGCTTATGGTGATACAAAACAAACCATCCTTGAAGCTATGGTTTCATATTATACAAGCGGCAAGGTGTTTGAACTTGCGGGGTGGACTGACTGCGATGTAATGGACGATGTTGTTAAGGATATGCCCAAAAAGAACCTAACCGAAAACATAAACGGCTGGCACGTTCTCCCGCAGATCGAAATGGGCGAGTATTTGGAACACAGAAAGGGCAACCGCAAAGTTACGGCCAAATCCCAAGAGTCACAAAAACTAACCCAACCGCAAGGCGCAATGTCTATGAAGGATGTTCATATCAAGACAAAGAATTGCGTTGATGATGCGGTTATTCAAAACCAAATAAAAGAAAATTTAACCCTTATCAGAAAATGGGTGCAACCGCTTCCCTATAACGATGAAGAGATTGTTATTGCTTCGGCGGGGGAATCTTTAAACAGGGATGATATTCTGCCATTTTACGAAAAGGGAGTAAAGATTGTCGCGGTCAAGCACGCCATTGACCGATTGACAGAATGGGGCATCAAGCCGTGGGCGTGTATTTTGCTTGATCCTCGCCCCCATGTGGAGAAGTTTGTCCAAAAGCCTGACAGGGATGTAATCTATTTTGTGTCCTCTATGGTTCATCCTTCCGTTATCAATACCCTGTATGAGAACAAATGCAAGGTGATAGGCTATCATGCCCACGTAAACGCAGGCGAAACGGCTGTTTTAAGACCAGGTGATTACATGGTTTCGGGCGGATCGGCCACGGCGACAAGGGGTATATCATTGTTAAACGAATGTTTGGGCTTCAAGAAATTCCACTTGTTCGGCTATGATTTATGTCACTTCGGAAAGCCCGAAGCGCAAGAGATTTTGCCCGATGGCAATCCCAAATATATTGAAATTACGTTGTCGGAATTGGGATGGGGTTCCAAAGTAGCAAAAAAAACCTTCTGGACGGAAGGGCAGTTTCTAGCCCAAGCGAAAGAACTTGCTGATTTGTATAAGGGGGAAAATCCGCTTAATATAACCGTCTATGGAGATGGTATCGGCGGGTGGTCATACAAGAACTATAAGGCGTATAAGGATTGGGGCGCGAAATTCCGCGACCTTCTCAATGGCATTAGAGACAAAGGGATAAATGTAAATGAATGGGTTCGACTCAATACCTGAAAATGAATACACGGAAGAACAACCCGTTCAGGAATACGTAAACCCTGAATATAACAACCTTGCCACTTCGCTTGAGGACAAGGAATTAAAGGAAATATCGGCTAAAGTCATAAAAGACTTTGAGGATGATCTCGAATCCCGCGCTCCGTGGGAGGAAAAACATTCAAGATGGCTTAAATTGTTCCACCAAGAGGACAAGGCTGAAATGCCGCCTTGGGATGGATCAAGCGAAGAATCTATTCCTATTTTGGCCGAAGCTGTCTATCAATTCCAATCCCGATCCTATAAGGCATTTTTTCCCAATCGGTATTTTGTAGATGCTATTCCCGTGGGCAAGCCTTCCCGCCAAGCAAGGGAACGCGCCGAGCGCGTAGGCAAGCATATGTCTTATCAATTGGGTGTATTAGACAGAACTTATAAACCAAATAAGAACGAGATGTTTTTGGCGGCTGCATTACATGGTTCTGATTTTACGAAAACATACCACAGCCCGATAAAGCAAAGAACGATTATCGAGCGCGTCCGTGCTTTGGATTTGGTTGTCCCCTATGGCACGGGACCGCGCAAGATCAACGAAATCGAACGCAAAACCCAAATCAAGTTTATGTCTTTGAACGAGACAAAGGTTTTGGCGCAAACGGGATGGTTTATCAAAGAAGCCGAGCCTTGGGATGAATCGAAAAATTCCACCCTTCCGCAGCAGGCCATTGACCAATCCGAGGGTTTGATACCTAGCCAGAACATGCACACGAACGAATCCGAGTGCTGCATTTTGGAACAGCATTGCCTTTTGGACTTGGATGAAGATGGCATAGGTGAGCCGTATATCGTTTGGTTGGATAGGCAATCCCAAGAGGTTTTGCGCGTTCAAATCCGCTATGAAGTGGATGAGATGGGCATTCCTGTCGATAACAAAGAGCCTATTGAGTATTTCACTCACTACCAATTCCTGCCCAACCCCGATGGCTTCTATGGCTTGGGATTCGGCCATTTGCTAGGTCATATGAACAAAGCCTTAAACAAGCTTATTCGCATGTTCATTGACGGGAACGAATTGCACGTTATCGGAAATACAACCTCTCTTGTTTCGGAGAATTTGGGATTACCTGGCGATACGTTTGAAATCTCCATGGGCAGGGCGAATAAAATCCCCCGTTCGGTAGACGATATTAGAAAGCACTTCACCCAGCTTTCCTTTGATCCGCCTTCGGCGCAGACCTTGCAAACAATCGAGCTATTACAAGGCCACGCCGATAGACTTTCCACCAATACGGACATTCTGGCAGGCCAACCCGATAAGGTTTACCAACCTACGGCGATGCTTGCCATGATTGAGCAAGGCCTACAATTATTCTCATCGGTTCAAGAGTTTCTTGGATTTTCGATGGAAGACGAACTTGAAAAAGTTTATCGCCTGAATGCCAAATATCTCGAAGAAGATCAGTATTATCAATGGGGTGATGAGCAAATTCAGGTTACACGGGAAGATTATATGGATGACTTCCGTATTGTTCCCGTATTTGATCCCAAATACTCCACAAGATCGGCCAAACTAGCCAAAGCCGAGGCCGTATTGACTTTCATCATGCAAAACCCGCTTACCATGCAGGATGGGGAATCTATTTACATAGCTTCAAAGGATTATCTGGAAGCCTTGGATGCAGAAGATATAGATTTGTTGCTGAAAAAACCACAAGACCAAAGGCCAGTAAGAATAGACGATCAAAATCTGGAAAATACCTACTTCCTGATGCCGCCTGAAAAGCGTCCTTTGTTCGATGTATTCCCAGATCAAGATCACATAGCCCATATTCAAATGATTGATAAATTCATGGGTTGGTTGGATCAATCCCAGCCTTTATTGGTGCCGAATTTACCAGGCGGCGATCCGTCTGTTTCAAGATTGCTTTCCACGATGAGTGACGAGCAAAAGAGTGAATTAACCGCCAATCTTATACGCCATAGAACTTTGCACATGGCCTATATGTTTGGGCAAATGAACGGAGTGATGGATGAGCAAGGAAATCCCCTTGGACAAGGAGGAACTGAAGATATGGCGCAGGCGGGAGATGACAGTCAGGGTGTGGAAGGTATTATGCAACTCCTACGATCCCAAGGCATGGATGAATTGTCCGATGGAGAAAGTGGAATACCACAGGGGGCAGGCGGAATTGATGGAACGCCTCCATCATCTCTTCGATGAGGGTAAGGCAAGCGAAGATTGAAGATTTGGATGAACTTGCGGAGTTTCTAACTCCATTTTTTGAAGAATCAATCTATAACGGCAAGCTTACATTTTCTGAAGAAAACCTTAAAGAAACCCTTAAAGAAATCATTGAATGTCAAAATGCCTTTTTTCCCTTGGTGGTTGATAAAAAAATAGTAGGGTGCGCCGCTTTGGTATTGTTCCACTCTTTTTTCAAAGAGACTGAGGCCCATGTGGAGATTTTTTATGTGGATTCAGCCTATAGGGGGTCAAAGGTTTCGAGGTCCCTTTTGATGGCATTGGACACGTTTTGCCAAGAATCAAAAGTCGGGTTATTATACAGCATGAGTGGGGCTGGTCTTGACGCTAAAAACGATGGTCTATGGCTTAACCTTCATAAAAAATTCGGTTTTGAAAACAACCTCGGTCCAGTGATGACAAAATTCTATGTCTAAAGCAAAAAAGATATTAAAAGTATTTAAGAAGGTCGCTCCGTTGGCGTCAATTGCCTCGCAGTTTATTCCCGCATTGGCACCCTTCAGCCCTGCAATCAAAGCCATAACCGCCGCTTCTGGATTGCTCGGTGAGGATGAAGAAAAACCTAAAAACCGTCAGATACAGGCGGCCCAAGCCGACCCCTTCGTGGCCACAAGACCAGATGCTTTAGCCAGACCATCCGCTTTGGGCGACATGGCAGCATATGCGCCAGAGCAAGAACGTTCCGCTCTTGCTACCAAGGGCTTAAATCAAGGCTTGGGCGATGATGAACAAGCCTATTACAAAAATCTGGTTCAACGCTCCCTGATAGGGGACGGGAACAAGGTAACGGGAAGTGTCGATTCACTCCTGCCGATTGAACAGCAATATTTCGGTCAACAGGGATACAACATGAAAGACATTAACTCGTTTTTACAATCCATAAGCACTTAGGAGAAATATGAAAAGAATAGACCCCCTGCTTTTTGACAGGGTTTTGATTAGACGTTTGGACAGTTCGATTAAGAAAAAGACAGAAAAGGCAGGAATTATCTTACCAGATACCATTGATGACAAATACAAGTCATCCGAAGGCATTCTTGTTCTTTGCGGCGAAGACTGCCATCCCGATGTTAAGGCCCTTATAGACAAACCCGTTTTATTCGCACGTTATTCAGGTGATGAAATCATGCTGAATGGCGAGGAGTATCTGTTAGCGACTGATAAAGATATATTTGGAGGAATCGATGAGCAATAACGAAGAAACAGAAGAAACCGTCCTTGATGTGGTGCAGTCTGCACAAGAAGGGCAAACCCAAGAAACAGAAAACACCGAAGAAACCCAAGAAGAACAGGTCGAGGAATCCCAAGAAGAAATCGACCCCAAGAAAAAATGGGTAGAGTTTTCTCCCGAACAACAGGAAAAATTCAATGATCTGTATAAACAGGTCAAAATGTCTGATTCGCGCAATCAATTGAAAGACCAGATGCTTGAAAAAGCTATGGCTAAAATTGAAGAGTTGGAAAAACGCTTCCAGAATACCGATCAGGCCGAGGCGGAAAAAATTCTCAAATCCCGCCTTCAGGAAGCCCGCGATGAAGGCGACATTGACAAGGAAGTGCAAATCTTTAACGAGCTTGCAGACCTTAAAAAAGGCCCGCAAAAACCCAAAGAAAAAGAAGTCAAGGCCGATCTCCCAGATGACCCTGAAACCCGCTATGTTGTGGCACTAGCGCAAGAAACGGATGATTCAGGCGCGCCCTTGCGTCCTTGGCTTTCGGAAAAACACCCCCGTTATAAATCAATGCTAACCCAAGCCACTATCGTTGCGGCTGAGTTGGAAGCCAGCGGAAAAGAGGCCGATATTACTTCGGTTATGAAACTTTTGGATGAGCGCATGAACAAAAAACCCAATACCCGTTCTCCCGACCCTATGGGGGGTAATTTGACAACCAACCGAAACAATAACAATATTAAACCTAAGCTTTCCCAGCAGGAAAAAGCCATTGCCGCCAAACTTGGCATGTCAGAGGCCGATTATCTGGATGGAAAACTTAACTACGGAGCGAAAAGATAATGGATGATGTGAAAGAAGTAAGACGCGGCAGACCCGCCATGAATACGGTTAAGGAACCTACGAAACCAGGGTGGAAACCAGCCGCAAGATTGGGTGGAGTTAAGGCTCCTTCAGGATATACAGCCCGTTGGGTATCGGATGAACCCGATAACATAGCCCGTAAAAAGGAAGAGGGTTGGATTGTGATGGATCAGAAACAAAACCAGAAGAATTTTGACCAGCAAGACGTGAACGATCAGGGAAAGACAGATTCAACCATTCGCTATCGCGGTATGATTGCCATGATGCTTCCCGATGATCTGAAAAAGCAAAGAACAGAATATTACAAGGCTGAAACCAATCGCGCTACTCAGATGATTATGAGAAAGACGGATAGTGAGGCCAAACAAATGGGTGTCGAGACTTATTCTCCCAAGGGTTCGTCTGGACGTATCGTAATCGAATAACAACGAGGTAAAAAATGGCACTATATTCTCAAGGCGGTTTTATCGCCTGCCGTAAGCTCGGTGGTGGTGAGGCAATTCAGCAACTTTATGCTGTTTCCGCATCAAGCAACGAAGCTTATTTCCAAAATATGGCCGTTACTCTTGGCACGACTGGTAAAGTCAAGCCTTTGAAAAACGCCACAACTGCCGCCCCCTTGGGCGTTATCACGGCCCTCTATCGCTCCAGCGGTGGGAAGCCAATGCCCTTGACGTTTAGCCAACCTACAAACGGGCCGTATCTTACGTCCGCCCAAGCTGGCTTCGCATTGGTAAACGTAGACTTGAACCAAACCTATATCGCCCAATTCGGCGGTACGGTTGACGAATCCATTTTTGGCGCGGCTGCAAAAGTTTCCGCAGGCGCAAACAACACTGGAAACGGAACTTCAGGTCAAACGCTTTCTGGCACTGTTTCAACCTCTACGGATTCCCAATTCCAGATTCTTGGTTTTGCCCCTGTAGAACTGCTGAATACCCGTACGTCTGTAGCCGCACAAGGTCTTGTCGAGTGCAAACTGCTGCGTTCCGTATTCGCAGGCAACCCCGTTTAAGGAGTAATTTAATATGCAGGGTTTCGTACATACAACTGGCTTTGCCCCAGAACTACTTTATCCAGGGCTGGCGAAAGTTTGGGGAACGACTTATAAGCAATACCCCAAGAAATATACCCAATTTTTCCAAACGAAAAACTCCACGAAAGCGTTTGAAAAAGAACAAGAGATCAACGAATTTTCTCTTGCCACGGTAAAAGACCAAGGCAACTCGGTTCAATTTGACCGTATGACCCAAGGCTTCCAGAAAGAATACGTCCACACAACGTATGGTCTGGGTGCTATTATCACACGCGAAATGATGGAAGATGACCAATACAATGTCATTAACCGCATTCCAGGCTTTCTGGCACGTGCGATGGTTCGTACGGAAGAAACTGTTTCCACAAACGTTCTTAACAACGGCTTTGATGCCGCTATTACGGGCGCGGATGGTGTAGCTTTGTTCTCTAACGCCCACCCCAACTCTGGTACGGCAGGCGGCACGCAATCCAACCTTCTCTCGACTTCGGCTGATTTGACGCAAGCTTCCTTGGAAGCGTTGCTTATCCAAATCTCCGACTGCCGCGATGGTAACGGAAACCGTATCGTTGTCGAAGGTAAAAAACTCGTAACGTCCCGTTCGGATATTTTCAATGCTACGAAAATTCTTGAAACGAAGTACAAAACCGCTTCTGCCGACAACGACATTAACGTTGTAAGCAATCTTGGTATGGAACTCATCGTTACGAACTATCTTACCGATCAGGATGCTTGGTTTGTTGTTACGGATGTTGAAGATGGTCTTACGTTCTACAACCGTAGAGCCGCTTCCATCAACCGCGACAACGATGTTTCCACGGAAAACCTTGCCATTGTAACAACCATGCGTTTCGACACGGGTTGGACCAACTGGCGCGGCGTTTACGGTTCGGCTGGTGTTTAATATGTAATTTTGGGGCGGGTTCCGACCCGCCTCTTTTACATTAAGGAGAATAAAAAATGGGTACTACATTTACGGGGCCGTTAGAAGGCCAAGGTGCCAACAACCCTACGGGCAATCCACAAACGGATACCGCAGGATATGTTGGTTTTACAAAAGTCATTCCTTTGGGGTCTGGTACGGCTTCTAGGGCTGTGATTACACTTCCAGAGCGTTCTATTTTACAAAGTTGCGTTGCTTTTGCGACTTCTGCTTTTGCGGCGGATGTTTCGGCTGCCAACGTGAATTTTGGCAACTCTTCGGACGCTACTCGTTACGGGGTAATTTCTGTGTCTGCAATTGGTCAAAACAGATCGGTTACTGCGGTGTCTGCCGTTAATGATTTTCTTAACGGCACTCCGCAAACTATGGTCATTACGATCTCTGCGGTATCAACCACAACCTTTACCACAGGCGGTGCTTACGCGCTTGTTCGCTTCATTATGGTGGACTAAATGAGCCGTGATTTTAAAGTTACGGTTCTGGCATCGGCGGGGGGTACAACGTATTCCCCCGTTTATGTGCCTGATTACCATGCTAATGGATTTTACGTCAGTCTTTTGATTGATGCGCAAGGTTCTGCAAACTATACGGTTCAACACACACCTGATGATCCGTTTGCTCAAAACCTTAACAGCCCTACCAATACGGCTGTTTGGTTTAATCACGAGTATTTGACCGCTGAAACAACCGCAAAAACGGATGGAAACTACGCCTTTCCTGTAAAGGGGATTCGTTTGGCTCTTTCTTCCGCGGCTTCGGCTTCCGCAACATTCTGGATTATTCAGGGCGAGGGCTTCGGTGGTTAATGAGACGCAGAGGATGGAAAAAGGGTGACTGGCTTGTAAAAGACGAAGAAAGCGGCTTTACGGAGTACGCTTCCAGAGTCGAAAGGGACTATTGGGGAGTTTTAAAACTAAAAGAACAAGGGGATCGGTTGCATCCCCAAATGTTTATTAAGGCTAAAGATGATCCGCATGTCGTTCCTTTTATTTCCGAGCCTTTAAGAAGCTATACGACAGACCCAACGGTTGAATTTTACATTGACAATACGACCATTCAACCAACCTTCGGCCCAGCGTGGCACCTAGCCTATCCAGGAATCGGGGACGCTGAAATAGAATATAACTTTTTTGTATGGTGATGAATGACTATTAGAACCCCCTCATATTTGAAATCCAGATTTGAAAATAATGATATTCCGCAGGCAACGGATTATGAGGATGTTTTTGACTCGTTTCTCCCATTGGGAACATCGGCAGCGGTGGTTTCTGACAGTCCTGTAACATTTCCAATAGTGAATACTTCTGCTTTAAACGCTACGGAAGTTTCAGCACAAAGAATTTATTTGGGTGGAAATTTTTCAGTCAATGCCACGGGAACCACACAGGCTACCTCCAAAATTTTAACTGATGCAATCAACTGGATAAAATTCGGGGATGAGGCCAACAGAGCCGTTAGAGCAGTCTCGGCGCAAGTCGGTTTTGTGCAGTATATCGCAAACGCCACTGTGACCGCCTTGAGGATGTTCCCTTGTGTAGGAGGTACTTTCCTAGGTACGGCGCAAAATACATCCATGAGCCTTCCTATTGGAAAAGGTGCGCAAATTATTCATGGTGAAGCCAATACATATTTAGTAATTATAGGTGGATAATGCCCGTAACAGACCAAAGAATGTCAGTGTTGGGAATTATAAACGAGGTCCGCAAGAAAGTTAAACTTAATGCGGTGACTACGGTTGATGGTGATTCCGATTCGGTTATTAAGTTGGGTTATCTTAATGATATTGTTTCCATGGTTTCAGACTACGGAAACTGGCAGGAATCTTTAAGAACGATTACGGTCACGGCACAGTCAAGCGTTGCCGCTTATTCGCTTTCAAGTGCTGCTTTTACACAGCTTGGAATTACGGTTATTCAGAATGTTCATTCTGTGTTTTATGAGGGTTATACTTCGGAAATGCGATTGATTGAACTTGACCAAATGAGACGATTGCAAAGGCTTCCCAATTATGGTTTTCCGACCCAATGGTGTGTTAACGGTGTTGATGATGACGGCAACCCGATAATTTCCGTGGCCCCTATTCCTGTCTCCGCACAGCAAGGCGGAATTATGACCGTCAATTTGTATGAGAAAGAGCCGTTTTATACTACGGCTGATGGTGCCACGGTTGTTCCGTACCCAGGGAAATTGATTGTTCAAGGTCTTTTGACTGCTACTATTTTGGATGAATCCGATGGTGAGCCGACCCAAAGGTATCAAATGAACCAAGCTATATTCGATAATATGCTTAATGAAACTTACAACCGTTACAACGGCGATTCAGGCTCAACTATCTTTTTCCGTCCCGCAAGAGGTAGACGTTGACAGTTATTCAAACCAAATATTTCCCTGGGAGATTCGGCCTCGGAACTGAATATTCCTTGTGGGAAATGCCTTTGGAATATTCCCGTTCTTTCGTCAATCGCTTTATCAACATTCGCGGAGACGCTGAAAAACGCGGCGGAATAGAAAGACTTGGCTCCCAAGTCGGAGGCGGTGCCAATCTTAACGGATTGCACGAGTTTGTATCCAATCAGGGGGTCACGACTTTATTTTCTTCCGCAAGCGGGACCATTTGGAGATACAACGAAACCACTTTTGCTTGGGATCAGGTATTAACTGGCAAAGACCCTAACTCCCGTCTTTTGTCCGTTCAAATGTCTGGTAAATTGATTTTCGTCAATGGCGTGGACAGAAACTTCTACACGGATGATGGCGGAAATACTTTCAAAGAACTAAAGGCAATTGTCGAACAAGGCAGGGCTTCGGGCTCTACAAACTCCACGACATTACAAGATGCACAAGTAACTTCTTGGACTGCGCAGACATTTGTTACAAACAACGATTTGATTTTTAATTATTCCGTCTCGGCATATGGAATAGTCACATCGGTTGGCGCGTCAAACCTATCAAACTCTCCTATTTCCGCGTCTGCTACGGGAATAGGCGTAAGTACGAGAAACCCCGCTTCGGGCGATACGTATGAAGTGGTTGACCTTGTGGAATTGAACATTATCCCGACTGGTTTGAGTACAGACAATTTCGCAACCTTAACGGCAGGCTCGTCCCCTACGGTTATAGCGGTTTCAGGGGTGGATTTTTCCACAACCGAAGCAAGAGTCGGTGATTTTGTTTACAACACGACAAGAAACGCTGTCACAAGAATGACTGCGGTTTCCGCCAATATCAATGTGGTTTCTATCACGGCACAAGCCGCAAACGATACGATTACACTTTTTAAATCAGCCATGCCTATTGCGACATACCCGCATGTCCACTATGGAAGATTGTATTTAATAGACGAGCGCGACCCAGGGACGGTTAGAATTTCAGGGGTCAATGACCCGCAAGATTTTACGACATTCCAAAAGACCTTGGCATCGACTTCGTTTGCTTTTATGAACGCCCAGCCGCAAGCCGAGAAATTATTGGCATTGAGAACCTTTCAGCAATATCTTGTCGCTGGCGGGTCGAGAAACGTTTATGCGTATTCTGGGACTGATCCCTTGGTGGATACAACGGCAGCCGCAACGAATTTTACTCCTATAGGTTTGTTTCCCCAAGGTTGCGCTTCCAGATTTGGTTTGGAATCTATCGGCGGGTCTATGATTTTCGCTGCCAACGATGGACTTAGGAACTTCGCCGCAAACTTCAATGCGAACACATTCCAGACTTCGAATATTTCCGAAGCGATAAAATCAGAGTTGGCAACCGCCATTAATAATAAATCAGGCGATCCTGACGAGATTCAGTGCGTTCACTATCCACGAAGAAACTGGCTTATGTTCAAAGTTGGGGATACGATCTATAATTATAACTATACGCCCTATTATCAGGCGGGGGTTATCAATGCCAATACTTACGGGTCTTTTTCCAAATTTACGGGGAAATTCGCAGAACAGAATGTCTACTACGTCAGAGCGAACGGCGACCTGATTTGCGCTGGTTCTGGGGGCAGGGTTTATCTATTCGATTCAGGGAATTTTGATGATGATGGTGATGATATTCTTACCATCTTGGAAACGGGGTTTTTAACTCTTCAAGAACCGCAACAATCCACACAGATAAAATCAACGGTCTACATAAAGCCCGTATTTGAAACATCGCAACCTATAGCTTATACTATTCAAGCGTTTGGGGGATACACGGAAAGCTCCACAGACGAGGTTGAAACTTCGACCCTTGGTGTTGGTCAGGTGGGATTTGCGGTTGTCGGATCATCCCCCGTAGGCGGATCAAGGGTCTACATGCAGAAGCTTCCCCTTCGATGTAAGGGCGAACGATTTAGAATTTCCATTGCAACAGAAGGCACGGCGGGACCGGATATTATAACAGGGTTTACCATATACGGTAATATATTAGGGAAACTATAATGGCATTAGGGTTTTTAGCGGATAAATCACAAGGTATGGATTATCTAGGTTTGGGCTCGGAATTGATAAAATTCCTCGGCTCTAGGAATATTGCAAAAGACGCATATAAGCGAACCATAAACCAAGGCCCAACACAGGCCGAGGCCGAATCCATGGCCCTTTATCAAGCCCTATTGGACCCTGACAATTCATTGGTAAAACGCAACGCCGCCATGGAAACCCAAACGGGCGTGGAAGGTCTTTTAAAAACCCTCCGTGCGGCACAGATGATGGATCAAAGAGCGGGTTTAAGAGGCAAGGGGGCAACCTTTGCCGATCCTGAAAGACGCGATGAGTTTATTGATTATGCAATATCTCGTGGAATGGGCGGTATTCAACAAAACGCCATGGAAACGGCTAGGGGGAATATTGCAAATCAGGCCGCAGGATTGAAAGGGTTCATTCCAGTCCAACAAACAAGACAGCAGGATATTTTATCCGCCAAAAACAATTACAGCCAATATAGAAATGAACAGTTCGGAACGGGAATAGACGAGTTGATGAAAATTCTCAAAAGCAGGCAGTTTTAATGTTCGGTGAAGATAAAACATACGATAGGATCACTCAAATCCTTCAATCGCAATCCACGCCACAAAATGAACCTTTGGGCGCGATTCAATCCGCCAATGCGTTTCTTTCTTCGCTTAACGGCGGAGACTATACCGATATTTCTAACGAGCGTAGACAGACAAATTACAATAACGCCCGCCAAGTCCAACAAGATACCATCGGACGCGAAATGGATTTATTGAAAGTCTTTGAAGCCAAAAGACAGGCTGGGGATGCTCAAGCTGAAGCCTTGGCAAAGAAAATAGACCTATTCACCAATGGCGACCCCGAAGGCACTATGATTTTCTTGGAGGCTCTTCATAGCGACCCTGAAGAAATTGACGCGGGTAACTCGTATCAAGTGATGACCAAATTGGCGAAAATCGCCAAGCAAACGGGCTATCAATCTCCAGATATGAAGAAAAAACAAACCATGGATGCCGTGAATAACGAGATTTTGAAAAGAATTGGCGGCTCCCCCGATGGTCCCTTGAGTGTTAGAAATAACAACCCAGGCAATATGCGTCCCGTAGGCAAAGGTGAGGGATTCCAAGCCTTCTCCTCCCCTGAAGAGGGTCTACAGGCTATGCAAAACGACCTTCTTTTAAAGATCAACGGCAAATCAAAAGCCATGGAAGCCAATTTCGGGAAGGGTTATCAACCCACTCTTGCCAATGTTATAGCAACTTGGGCTCCATCGAGCGAGAACGATACGCAAGGATATGTAAACTTTGTGGCGCAAAAAACAGGATTGCAGCCAGATCAAGTTCTGTCCCCTATGGACGTTAAAAAACTCATCCCTGCCATGATCGAGATGGAAGGCGGACAAGAAGCCGCGCAGTATTACCAAACCGCGCCTACGGGTACGGAAACGGCTGACAGCGGCCAAATCATGAATGACGGTGTGGATGAAATGACGCAGTTGCAAGTGGTTGCAAAGCTGGCGGAAGGCGACACCGAGGGGGCTTTGAAACTTATGGCTGACGCGCAGAAGGGCGCGGAGCCACAATCGGCACAAGGAAAACTGGAATCCGATTATAGAAAAGGTCTGATAACCAAAGAAACCTACGATGCTACCGTTAAAAAAGAAAACGCGGATGTAGAGGGTGTGATTAAAGCCAAGAAATCCTTTGATACTGTTTTGGATAAAATCAGTGAGAAATTGGACTTTTTGGATAAAGAGGGCGCGATTGTCAACCAAAACAAAGACCCGTTAGGGCCTGATGCACTTTACAATATGGCTGTAAACGTAGGGAATACGGCCATAGGCCAAGCTGGGGCCAGAATGATCGGCACAAAAGCCCAAGGCGCAAGGGATTCTATTGTTTCTTTAAAACGTACCCTTACCCCGCTTTTGATGAAGGCTACGGGAATGTCATCCCAGCAATTAAACTCGAACGTGGAATTGATGACGTTCCTTGATTCCTTGGGCAATCCGCAATCTTCTTTACAAACCAATAAAGAGATTATTGAAACTCTTCGTCAATTATACGGAAGTGGCGCACCTTCAAATCAACAGCCAGCCCAAGAAACGGGTGGATGGGGAATCGAGAGGGCGGATTAATGCCATCTTACAACATCACCTCCCCAGACGGTCAGAAATTCAAGGTCACAGCCCCCGAAGGAGCGACCCAAGAGCAAATTCTTGCTTATGCCAAGCAAAACATGCCCGCAAAGCAATCTACTATGAAACCCGTTGGTAAGATGGAATCCTATACCATGGGTTTGAATGACATGGCCTCTTTCGGTTTTGATGATGAAATTCGAGGCATAGGTAGGGCCATAGGAAACAAGATACGTGGCGGAGAGATGACTTTTGATGAAGGTATCAATCAAATCCGCGCCGAGGCTGAAAACGCCCGTAGATCAAACCCAAAAACTTATATGGGCGGGCAAATAACAGGTGCTATGGTGCCTGCAATAGCTACGGGAGGGAAAAGCCTTGTCAATATCGGGGGACCAATCACAAGAACCGCTGCCGCTGGTGGAATACAGGGGGGTCTATATGGATTTGGAAGCGGCGAAGATTCGCTTGGCGATAGACTTGCGCAGGCTAGCAAAATTGGGACTTTTGGCGCATTGGGCGGTGCTGGGGTTACTTATGCTTTGTCTCTATTGGGCCGTGGTATGGTTAAATCAGCTTCTAAACTGGCTGGGACTTTAGATAATATCAAAGGAACCGCGCCCCCCGTTGTGGATGACGCCACAAGAAAAGTCATTGATAAAATCCGCGCAGACTTTCCAGATGATGCAGAATACGCAAAAGCTATAGCGGAAGTAGCCAAGGGCGGAACGCTGGCGGAAATCGCCCCGCAAGGCGGACAGATACAACGTTTGACCCGTGGGGCCGCGCAATACCCCGCAGGCGAAAAAGCCATTACGGAGACCTTGGGAGAGAGGGCTTCGGGGGCTTCTGGTAGGCTAAAACAAGGTGTTAAAGATTATATTAGTCCTAACAATGATTTTTATGGGACCATTGAAAGCATAACGCAAAAGGGACAGGCGAGGGCAAAGCCGCTTTATCAAAAAGCGTATGGCGAAGTTGTGGAATTGGGTGATGATTTAAATATCCCCGAAGTCCAACAAGCTATTCAAAAAGCGCGTACTCAGTATCCAAGCGAGTTAAAAGACTTGCCAGATAACTCCATCAAAGTTTTAGATTATGCCAAGCGTGTTTTGGATGATGATATTGGCGCGGCCAAACGTGCTGGTGAGGGGAATTTTGCACGTTCGAGAACGGGTATCAAGAACGCACTTCTGGAAAAGATGGATGCTGCAAGCCCCAATTATGCGAAGGCAAGAGCTAAAGCAGGGGACTATCTATCAAACACAGAAGCCCTGGAAACGGGTAGGGAGTTTCTAAAAATGGATGCCGATACGATTGGCAAGACATTGAAAACCATGAATGCAGGGCAAAAAGAATCCTTCAAAGCAGGCGTGGCGCGTTCCGTACGTGATCTTATTGATAACTCCCCCGATGGTGCCGATCTGGCCAAACGGATTTTGGGTAAAGAAGAGGTGCGAAACAAACTCAAAGCCGTTATGAAGCCTACGGAATACGAAGAACTGGCGCAAGCCATCCGTGCGGAAGAAAAGATATTCAAATTACAGAAGTTCGTTTTAGGCAATTCCACGACAACCTCAAAAGCCATGGATGCTGCCGATCTATCCTCCGAAGCGCAAGACGTTATCCAAACCCTCGCCACACAAGGCCCAAGGGCGGCTACAGCGCAACAAGTCGCCAAGGCGATTACAAGAACCTTCTCAGGCTTGAATGACCGTACTGCGGGTAATGTGGCGAAAATCCTCATGGAAACCGATCCGCAGAAGAAACTCGCTCTTTTGACCAAGTTGAAAGAATCCCCCAAGGGTGAAAACCAACTGGCACTGGAGGCGTTTTTCCAAGCAAACCAGGCCATTCAAACGGTAAGAAAATCACTACCCAAACCAGAGGCTATAGGCGTAGGCGCAGGGGCCGTTTCGGGTTCCGCCAATTTGACAACCGATTGACCCTAAAACAATATAAACAAGGAGAAAACCATGACTTGCGACATTCCCAAAATTCCAGACAAACGCCCGATTGATACGGGTTTAACCCCCAATAAGAGCATCAAGCGTTGACGGTACAAAGCAAAAGCCAGATTAAATCTTACTTCGTTCGTGGAGCCAAGCCCACTCAATCGGAGTTTGGCGACCTCGTGGACTCGTATCAGGATTACTCACCTGTTTTGAGTCAAGCCGCGTTTTTGGCTTCCGTGGGAGCCACTGGCCTTATTGACGTAAAATCCAACGTAAGCGCGGAACTTGTTACTTATGGCACTGTGGGCCTACAGGTCTTACAATCCATAACTGCGACTTCCGCCAAACAAGTCTTGAATATCGGGGCTGCGGTATCTGCGGAATTTGCCACGACTGCCCAAGCCATTGCAGGGGCGGTGGATGGCATTTCCATGTCGCCTGTTTTGACCAAAAATTCCATTTTTGCCTTTGCGTTAACTTCTGCGCAATTTGCCACCACAGCGCAAGCCTTGGCAGGGCAAAGCAATGGTACGGTAATGAACCCTTCCGTGACAAAGGCGGTAACAGACACCTTTCAGTCTGGGTTGGTTTTACTTGCTACCTATTCGACTTCCGCTTCTTTGGTAAACCTTAATGTCACTGGCATTCTTTCATCCACTTATGACGATTATCAGGTTCTTTATGACAGCGTAAGGCCCGCCGTGGCGACAGCGGAACTTCAAATCCAATTCTCAAGAACAAACGGATCAAGTTACGATATAGCAGCAACAGATTATGCTTATTGTTATAATTTCGTTTCAACAGGGGGGGTAAATTCTCCCGCTGGTTCTACGGGGGCAGCCCATATCCTTTTAACAGGAAACACAGGCGGGGCTTCCGCCGAATCCACCTCGGGATCGTTTATTTTGAACGATGTCAACCAATCCAATTTCCCAAAATGCGTAAGAGGAAGCGGCGTAAACATAAACTCAGCGGGTCTTTTCGCGCTCTATACATATGCAGGACAAAGACTTTCTGTAAATAGCGGCCTTAATCCTGTCAATGCCTTCAGACTAAGATGGACCTCCAGTGCTGCTTTTACGGATGGTGGAACAGTCAGAATTTACGGATTTAAAAAATGACCCTAAGTCCAACGCAAGGTTTAAGCGATAGAGTTGGAATATCGAAAAACTCTGGTACTACGGACGGTTCTGGATTGTCATTGGCTGGTGGTTCGGCTCCCGTCTCACCCCCTGTCAACACAGTCGCGCCTGTTCTGTCTGGTTCGTTCTTTGTCGGGAAAACCTTGGCTTGCTCAACGGGAACTTGGACAGGTTCGGGAATTTCCTACACATATCAATGGCGCAACGCTGGTGTGGATATGGGCGGGGCCACGGCCTCGACTTACGTTGTTCAATCGGGTGATGACGGGGATGTTTTGGATTGCGTGGTAACTGCCACGAATGGCGGCGGTGCGGTTTCTGAAGCTTCGAGTAATTCGTTTATTGGCGTTCAAACTGTTCTGTTGCTAGATGCTTCGGATACCTCATCTATTACGGAATCGGGCGGATTAGCCTCTCAGATTAACGATTTAAGCGGCAGCGGATACAATCTCACCCAAGGAACGGGCGCAAACCAACCCGCCACAGGATCACGGACTGTAAATGGCCTTAATACTCTGGACTTTGACGGAACAAACGACACCATGTTTACACCGTCTGCAATTTCCATTTCCCAACAAGATATTATTATCACGATATTCCTTGCGGATAATGACGGGTCTGGAGGCGATAGATATGTTCATGACGGCACGCCATCAAGTTCTGGAAGACAGGCTTTAATTCTAAATGGTACTTACGGGATTTTCGCAGGGACAGGACCTATTACGGGCGGGACCGTAGCCACAGGATCAGCCCTCATAGCCATGTCGAGATTTAACGGTGGAAGCAGTAACCTCCGTGTCGGAGGAACTTCAATCGTTTCAGGTAACGCTGGCACTGGAAACCTGACAAGATTCTGCATCGGATCGCGCAATGCTGGCTTGGGGAGCTTCTTTGAGGGGGCTTTTTGTGAACTTGCTATCATCAGCGGGGCCTCTTCAACTGCTATTCTAAACCAGATCGGTGCTTACGCTAACTCAAAATGGGGAGCGGCTTACACCGCGTTTTAATCATGAAAATTTCAACAGATTCTTTAAAGAAAATTCAGGACATTGAGACCGAGATTTTCGACCATGAGAAAGAAAAAGCCGCGTTAGCGGGATATACGGTCACTCCTCAAGGTATAGTGGGCAAAAACCAACTAACGGGAGAGGATGCTCCAGACTGTCAATTAACGGTGTGTTACAGCGAAATCGTAGAACAAGGCGGTAAATTCTACATTGACGATATTCAAGGATTCAACCCCAAAGGAGATTATGTACGGGAATTGAAACCATCCGAGGGAGAAATCGTTGGTAAGGTATGAAAACAAACATAATACGGGGGGATTTTAGCGTGACACAGATTGATGAAGTTTCATCCCTTCTTGGCGAGTTAAAATCAGGTATTTCTAATTTAGCAAATGGCCATCAAGCCATTAACGATAAACTTGTGATAATTGACGATAAAATCTCGAATCATACGACCAACCGTATTTTAGACAGAGCCGCTATAGATTCCTTGCATAAAAGAATGGACGTGATCGAGCCTATTGTGGATGGTCATTCGGACAAATTCAAGTTTGTGGCATGGCTTGTGGCGGGGATTACGTCTTTAGTTACTCTGGTTATAAACTGGTTTGGCCCTTGGCTTGGTAGGATTTTCGGATGATTTGGTTTGTGGTGCCATTCATGACGTATGTTTCCAGAATGGCTGGCGGAGGTTGGCCGAAATTGCCCTACGGTCTGGATGCTTGGATATTAGCAGCCCCTTATTTACTGTTTTATCCAGCGATAGGATTGTGGATTCTTCCTGCGTATTTGGGCGCGGTTTTGGGGATCAGATTAGGGCATGGAAGGTTTTTCCAATACAAGCAGCCCTTCAAAGCGGGCTCTGAGCCCGAAAAGATAGAGTTTCTCATAGATGATACTTTGCCCGTCTACTGGCAGAAATTCATGGGTATGGCGTTAACAGGTTTCGCGGTTACGTTAACTTTAGGCTTTATTCTTAACCTATACGGATTTATCGCTGCTGGCTTGATTGTGTGGCTTTCAGGGGCTTTGAAAGCCATTGCTTATATGCTCCCTGAAACTTGGCATTCCGAATTACTCAGAGGCGCGTTTCTTGGCTTGGGCGTGGCATTGGCTTATGGTATGATCTAAGGCATGTGGGGCAAACTAAAGAACAATCCCAAAAAGACCGCAAGCGGCGCAATGGCCGCAATGCTCTTGATTGCCACTCCGTTTACAGCACAGCACGAAGGCACAAGGCTTAAAGCCTATCTTGACCCTATCGGCATTCCGACAATCTGCATGGGTGAGACGGAAGGCGTTGAATTGGGTGACATTCAAACCATGGAAGGTTGCCAGAACATGCTCACCGCCAAGTTGGGAATGTTCGGGACCGCAGTTGATTATATGGTAAAGCCTGAAATGTCCCCCCAAACCCATGCGGCTTTTACTTCGTTTTCCTATAACGTAGGTATCGGGGCTTTTCAGAAATCTTCCGTATTACGTCTATACAACGAAGGCAATCCTATCGCGGCCTGTAATTTCCTTGATCGGTATGTTTACGCCGGAGGAAAGAAGTTTAAAGGATTGGTCAGACGCAGGGCGGCGGAAAGGGAATTATGTCTCTCAGGCTTATAATCATCATTCTTGCCGTTTTAACGCTCGTGGGGGCCATTGGAAGTGCCAAGTACCTCTATGACCGCAATCAGGAATTAAAGACAACCCTTGCACTGGAAAAGGCCAAAAAAGATGAAGCTATCAAAGAAGGCAATCGTTACGCTAACCGTCCTCGCAGTAATTCCGATATTACTGACCGCTTGTGTAAATGGGCCAGATACGCTGAAGAACAAGATTCAGGTAAGCCCAAGCGCGGCAAGCCTGTACGCCCTTGCCCGTGAACACGCTACGGGAACTTGTGGCCCTGAGACAGAAGCCGTAAAAGCTGATTGGATTGCCCAGAACGAGCCTGATTATGAATAGAAAAACCCCCGTGGATTTTTACCGTCCACGAGGGCTCTAGGAAAGAAGAAGGAACAAGCATACTCTAAAGCCGTGTTACTACCCTACGACTTTAATCTGCACCTTGGGTTTTTGCAACGGAATTTTGACAGTCATCTCAGTGTGGCACCCATATTTATCGGCCATGTGTAAAGTGCTGAATATGTAATGTCCCTTGTAAACAGCCCCGAACATCGGGCGGGCGTAAATTCTAATCATTGTCCCCTCTTCTTTTTCATACAAGCTTCACAATAAGGCCATGAGTGGGATTTGATCTTTTCATCGCACATTCCGTTGCGGCATCTGTTCCCTTCAAAAACTCTTTTAACAGGTTTTGGCTTTCTAAGTTTGAGCCTCGTTACCATACTGTCTACGGACCCTCTTGTGGTTCCGAGAATTTCCGCGATTTCCCTGTGTGTTTTTACGGGGTGGAGTTCCTTTAGTAAAGCTACCCTCTCGGGTGGCCAGATCGCGGAGACAATATTCCGCTTCTTGTAGGTATGATTCCCGCTCCGTCCCACTGGCGGTTTCTGCGATTTCTCTCCATCTATTGTAATGATATTCGACATTATGGCCCCTAACTGTATATTCTCCGCATTGTGTTTTCATTTCTCATATCTGCCTGTCTTTTTATTGCGCTTGTCATTCCGTAAAGCAAGTTTTAAATCCCTTCGGAGTTGATCGCGTTCTCTAATCAATTCCGCGTAATCTTTTCTTAATTGCTTGTTATCAAGACAAAGATATAACCCAATGCACACAGTAACCACTAAAAGCAAAAACAATAAATCCATTTAGTCTCTCCTGAGTTCGATTTTAAAATTACCTTGTAGTTTTGCACACCATTCAGGCCACCGCCGTATCATCTCCCTCTTAACGTACTTCTTCGTGCAAGCTTCGTTAAAGCAATCCGAGACTTGCATGTTGCGCTTTCCCGTGGGGGTTGTAATCACGGCTTTCATGGATGGAGTTTAACATTATTCAGGCGTTTTTTCTACAAACTCCGTTCCGTCTTCAAAAGGTAAAAATGCCCATTTTCTTATAGCTAGACCATCATCAGAGAATCGAATGTGGATTGAACGCCCATATTCCTCATCATCCGATAATGCGCGTCTTATAATCTCCGCCTCGTCTTCCATTCCATTTACGCAAGGATTGGTTTTGATAACGGACTCGAACCATTTTAGTGCGGATTGTTTATCCATCCCCTACCTCTCAGGCGCGGAAGGGAGGGGTTGCCATCCCACTAAAGTTGTATATTCGCTACAAGCTATATCCATGTAATTATAATCATGCCTACCGTGCGTGAAGTCGCCGCAGTCATAAGAAAACCAAACCTCTTGAACCTTTCCCATGCTGTCATAGGCGTTAAAGTGCGTCCCATCCCTAGGCGCACTCTCAATCGGTTGCCACTCCCCGCAAACGGTGGTTGGGCGCATGTTCCACAGCTTTCTGGCCTCAATCTCACTGTGCCAGTAACACGTCATAGCGTGACAGGTTCCCTCGCACTCTACGCGGAATCCTGAATGCCCATGGAATATACCTCCGTGGCATTGCATGGAAGCCGGTCCTTCGCAAAACGGACATGGTTTAAGAGCATCCTTCTTGGTCATTGCTTTTCCCCATAATATTTTTCAGGTTCATCAACAATATAATAGCTCACCACACAAGGACACGATACGCTTGAAGCATATTCTTTGGCTTTTTCTTCCGTGCTGAATATGTGGTTTGATTGATCGTCGCTTCTGTAAACGGTGTAGACGCAAGTAGCGGTGGGGCTTAATACAGCCATGATCTCGTCTGCGATTTCATTGCACGTAGTTTTTGACTTTGTGCTACCAATCCACGCAAACAATACTTTCAGTACCGCATCCCTGCACGGCTTCAAATCGGTCATGCTATACCATCCTTTTCATACCAGCGTTCATGTTCGGGTGTTTGTGGAGACATTACAGCGCGTGTTGCGTTTTCAGGGTTCCAATGCTGACACTTGTGCGCGGTTTTCATGTTTTCTTCTTCTGCCAGTGGGTCGCGTGGCATAGAAAATTCTTGGCAGAATATTTTCTTAACAATCCATCCATCGCCCTTTAAGTTTGGCAAGTGTGCATAATTTAAAGCGCATGTATTGCACGAAACGAATTTAGGGTCGAAACAGAAAGTTCTGACAATTTTGTTTTTATTTGCTGGCATCCTACACCCCCATCTTGAGGGCTTGCAGGGCTTTGTCTATGGCCTCGATGGTGTTGCGAGTTACCTTCACAGTATCAGAGCCTTGATTGTCCATATCGGCCTTGATTTGCGTTACTAGAGAGCGTGCGTTTTCTATTGTGCTATCAGTCATGATTTTTCCTTGCTGTGACGGTTGACCAAATTCAATGCCTTCGCATTTTTGAGATAGATTTTATTACCGTGATTTTCAGTGTTATTTTTGTCGAAACCTAATTGTTTGTAATGAGCGTCTGCGGCCTCCAACGCCTCCACAACACCTGCTGGTACGGGCGATTTATGCTCCCTCCGTAGTGCCGAGAATATTTCTTTGCAAAACTGCATCGTGGCGTAGTTCTTTTCCGCATGTTCTTTTAGATACTTTTCATACAAGTATTCAAAGCAACGCATTTCATCCGACTTGTATTCTTCCGCCCTCTGCTGATCTACGGGCGCGGGTGAGGGGGTGTTCTCGTCTGGCATACATTTACACATTTCCTCGTAAAACCATTCTGCAAGTGCAACCATCTTATTGCCTTGCTCGTCCGTGTATCTGCGTATCAGTGGCGAGGAACCAACATCTGCGGTTTGTGTGGGGAGGATGTTGTGTGCCGCTTGCCACACCTGCCACGCATTTTCTGTTTCGATGGAATAATACCCATCGCCATGCCGTACCATTTCCGAGGCGGTGGAATCATACCACTTCTCAAAGGCTTCGCGGATTACCCCCACCCTCACGCCTGCGGGTTGCGCGGGGCCGGAATCCTGTATGCGGGTATTCTCGATAGCGTTTGCAAACCATCCAAGCATTGTCGCATGGTC